ATGTGGTCCAAACAGAAGAGCTCAGCACAATTTACCGTGCCGTACTCCGATGCTAACGGCGTCCAGCATTTTTCGCTGATACGCGTTGAGATTGAAGTTGCGCCAGAACATATGGCCAACGTACCAACAATCATTGACACCCTTCGAGAGATGGGCGCGCAGTGTATTGTTGACTCCGAAATGGACAATCTTTGGAACACAGGGGCAATATAGCCTCAGCATTTTTACCACGGTGAATACGATGACCTCCTTATCTCGTAAGAGAAAGCAGAAAAACAAACCGACTTTCTCAACTGTGGATATCTACGAAGGTATCTACAGAAATCTTGTACTCGATCTAACAGCTCCGAACACACGGGAACGTGAGTTTGGCTTAGCCAAGCTTGTGAATCATAGGATACAACCCAAAACCTCGTATAGGGGTGGCGGTCATATCATTTTTAAACGATTCGCACAGCTTGAGCACTTTCATAAAAGGCTCATTATGCCGGGTGATCCCGGACATGATGAACTTGCACGGAAGTGTTTTGCTGAGTTCGACGCAAGTCAGCAGTTCTCAACCTTAATCGATCGTTCCATGTACCCTTTATTTTCTCGGGCGCGTGAAATTGTCGAAAGTGTTTTAGGAGAATTTTCTTATGACACTTTGGCTAAAAACTGTAACTTTGCAAAGAAAGCTGCGTTGGGGTTATCACGGAGGAACTCATACTTAGATAAACGTATTGAGAACCTTAATGGGACCTTAGAGCAGTTAGCTCTATTCAACGAGATTCGCCGCAGAGATGTTCATTTGCTGCGTGCGACAAGGAGACATGTATCCTGTGTTTCCTTGGTTAAGAGTATTAAGATGGACGCTGTACCTAAGTCCTACAAGGCGACACGTATTATAGGGCCTGATACCACTATCGGCGGTTTTCTGTCGAAGGGGTTAGGGCGTTATATACGTACCCGAGTAGAGGCTAATACGCATATCGATCTGGCGCTCCAACAAGAGCGTCATAAGGTGTGGGCTAGAAATAGTTCACGCAGTGGTTTATCGGCCACTATTGATATGAGTAAAGCGTCAGACAGTTTTACACGTCAGCATTTAAGGATGTTATTACCTCCTGAGTGGTTTGCCGTGGCAGATGTTTGTAGTATGAAAGAGTATGTCACACCCTATTGTAGTGACCCGAAGCCTTTGGCTTCAGTCATGCTTATGGGGTCTGGGCATACTTTTCCTCTGCAGACTCTGTTGTTCTACGCTTTAGCACAGGCTGCTTCGGATCTTGCACAGATCCGCGGTCTTGTCTCCGTGTATGGTGATGATATTATCATTCCAAATCGCTTGGCCCCTATTTTCATTTGGGCGATGACTAAGTCGGGTTTCTCGGTTAATGCTGAGAAATCTTTCTGGTCTAGCGATCATTTACACGTGGAGAAGTTCAGGGAATCATGCGGTGGCGATTTTTATGATGGCCACCCCGTGAGGCCTTGGATGCCTGAATGCGAAACAGGTCCTGTTACAAAAGCAAGCTATATCGCTGAGTTACACAAAGCCATTAATGGTCTTTGTTCGCGATACGAGCCTGTTGAAATTGAGAATACGCTTCAGTGGCTTTTTGAGACACTGGAGGAAGTTTGTATTCCTAGTTTCGTGCCGGATACTGAGACGGAGACGTCTGGTATACGGTTAATGCTCCTCCCCTGGGCTTTCCAGAATATGTATGTAGCAGATTTTAATCTGCCATATACGGTTGATGGTGTGCAACAGTATGTTGCTTTGCGCCCCGTCACACGTAATCGTCTTTCTGACGGTCGTATTTACTATTGGAATTGGCTTCAGCAGAATGCATTGCCAGGATCTGAAAAACTTTCCTATTACGCAGCAAGGTTCCAGAACGAGCCTGTGGCGCTGTGGGTTAATACCCATGCACCAGAGGAACCCGTTCAAAAACCTTTTCGCCGTGAGGCGAAGCGTGGTGAGAAAGTTCGGTACAGGTGGGTGTCACCTCCCAAAAAACGAGAGTAAGTCAACA